CAGTAACCTCAAAGCTCCACAGCCTCAGGGTGGCCCACGCAAGAAGTCATTCTGCGCTAGGATGTCTGGTATGCCGGGGCCAATGAAAGACGAAAATGGTAAGCCTACCCGCAAGGCGGCTTCTTTAGCTAGATGGAAGTGCTGATATGGCTGATGACGCAATACAAACCGCCCGTGAACTAGCTACTCATGCTTCTGACATTGCACACTTGCAATCAGACGTGGACAAAATGGCTGCGGACATAGACGAGATTAAGAAAATGCTTTCTGATATTGATAAAACTTTGTCTGAAGCCAAAGGCGGTTGGAGAGTTTTAGTTGGTATTGCAGGCGCAGGCGGTTTGCTCGGCGCAACACTAACCCATTTCTTTCAGTCGTGGAGTAAATAATGCCGTCAACTAGCGCTAAACAGCACAAATTCATGGAAGCGATAGCCCACTCGCCATCGTTTGCCAAGAAGGTAGGGGTTCCACAGTCCGTGGGGCAGGATTTCAGCAAGGCCGATAAAGGCAAAACTTTTAAACGAGGTGGTGATATGGCTACAAAAGGTGTGAATCCCTTTGCAAAATTCGAGAAGTCCGGCAAGGATGTCGAGAAAAAGGGCATGAAAGAAGGCTCCAAAGCTGACATGGCAATGGACAAAAAGCAAATGATGGGTATGAAAAAAGGCGGCGCAGCTAAGAAGATGGCTGCTGGAGGCTTTACCCGCGCTGCTGATGGCGTTGCTTCTAAAGGCAAAACCAAAGCTAAACAAATCGTAATGAAAAAAGGCGGCATGGCCTGCTAAGGAGTAAATCATGGCTATATCTCGCCCTGTATATGAAGATGAAGATTCAGTAGACGAGCAAATCCGCTCTGCGGCTGCTGAGCGCTCGGCAGGTAAAGCTGCGCCAGATATGTCGGCTGACGAGGAATCCTCGGCACCTACTGCCAAGATGCCAGTACGCCCCGGACAAGCATCTTCTGGGGCCAAAATGCCTATGGTTACCAAGGAGCAGCTTGCTGCCTCGGGCCTTAGCTTGCGCGACTATTTGAACAAGCAACAAGGCTTGACTCGTCGCGGTGAGTCTGCTAGCGCACCGGCCCGTATGCCTACACCTTCGGGACAACAAACTCCTATGTACAGCAATGAGGGTCGAAATAAACCTCGGGGCCAAGGTACTGCTATGGAACAAGCTCCATCTGTAGATGAGACAACTCTACCGTTGAGTGAGCGCATCAAACTAAGTCAAGCGCGCATGGGACGTGGTTCGGGAACATCAGACACTCGGTCTGTTAATGAGCGTATCCGTAATGCGTTTGGTATGAAAAAAGGCGGAACAGTTAAGAAGATGGCTTCTGGCGGCTCGGTAAGTTCCGCGTCTAAACGTGCTGATGGGATTGCCGTTAAAGGCAAAACTCGCGGCAAAATGTGTTAAGGAGCTATCATGGCTGACGTTAAATATCCTGACTCGGTGCCTGTAGATGAGCCCGTGGCTAAGAAGCCTAAGCCTAAACCAGCACCTAAGCCTCCGATGTACCCTGACTCGGTGCCTGTGGATGAGCCGGTAAAAAAGATGGCTAAAGGTGGGTCTGCATCCGCACGCGCTGATGGTTGTGCTCAACGTGGCAAAACTCGCGGCACGTTTATCGCCTGTGGCGGCGGGATGATGAAGTGAGAGCCAGTCGCGGCATGGGGGATATCTCCCCCTCCAAAATGCCAAAGGGCAAGAAAATGCCCCGCAGGGATGATACTGACTTTACACAATACGCTGAAGGGGGTACGGTCAATGCCGCTGGAAACTACACTAAGCCTAGCTTACGCAAGAAGATTGTGGCGCAGGTTAAAGCTGCGGCTACGCAGGGTACTAGCGCAGGGCAATGGTCAGCCAGAAAAGCGCAGCTTGTAGCTAAGAAGTACAAAGCTGCTGGCGGGGGATACCGAGATTGAAATCGCCGCAGCAGTCCCTTAAAGATTGGGGTGACCAGAAATGGCGCACTAAGTCGGGGAAGCCATCTTCCAAAACAGGTGAGCGATATTTACCTGAAGCGGCTATAAAGTCCTTATCCCCAGCGGAGTATGCGGCGACAACTAAGGCAAAACGTGTAGGTAAGGCGGCAGGTAAACAGTTTGTAAAACAGCCCCCCAAAGTGGCAGCAAAAACAGCGAGGTACAGATAATGGCTGAAAAATGGATTCAAAAGGCAATTAAGAAGCCCGGTGCCTTAAAGGCACAACTTGGCGTTAAAAGCGACAAGCCTATCCCAGCAAAAAAATTAGCCGCAGCAGCTAAGGCACCGGGTAAAATGGGGCAGCGCGCTAGGTTAGCGCAAACCCTCAAAGGACTTAAATGACCACTTCGGGAACCGCTACCTTCAACCTTGACTTGAGCGAGATAGTCGAGGAAGCATTTGAACGTGCGGGTTCCGAGTTGCGCACGGGTTACGACATGCGTACTGCGCGGCGTAGCCTTAATATCATGTTTGCTGATTGGGCAAACCGTGGCGTAAACATGTGGACGTTTGAGCAGGGGACTATTAATTTAGTTCCGGGGTTGAACACTTACCCTGTGCCTACGGATACCGTAGACCTGCTGGAGCATGTGATCCGTACTGGTTCCAATACTGCGTCTACACAAGCTGACCTGACCATCACCCGGATTAGTATTAGCACCTACGCCACGATCCCCAATAAACTTCAACAAGCACGCCCAATCCAAATGTGGTTCCAACGGCTTGATGGGCAGACTACTGCTTCGGTCACTACGCTAAGCGCGGGTATATCAGCTACAGATACCACTATTTCTGTAACGTCTGCCGCTAGCCTGCCAGCCACGGGGTACCTGCTGGTAGGTACAGAAACTATTTACTACGGGTACATATCAGGCAATACCCTATATAGCTGCGCCCGTGGACAGAACAATACGACTGCGGCATCCCATTCGTCGGGCGATGCGGTGGCTATTCAAAACATCCCACGGGTAACGCTCTGGCCTACACCGGACAACTCTACAACCTACCAATTTGTCTATTGGCGTATGCGCCGTGTTAACGATGCGGGTGGTGGTGTGAATACGATGGATGTACCGTTTAGGTTCCTGCCTTGCATGATTGCAGGACTGGCATATTACGTAGCCCAAAAAATACCGGGCGGCATGGATCGTTTACAAATTCTTAAAGCCCAGTACGATGAGGCTTGGGATTTGGCGGCGGCAGAAGATCGGGAAACTGCGGCTATACGTTTTGTCCCAAGGCAGATGTTCATCGGGAATTCGTAATGCCTAATAGGTTTGCCTCTGGTAAAAAGGCGATTGCAGAATGTGATCGTTGCGGTCAACAATTCCTGCTAAAGAAGTTAAAAACAGAGATAATCAAGCAACGGAAATATGATTTGCTTGTTTGCCCTGAGTGCTGGGATCCCGACCAACCGCAATTGATGCTTGGTACATTTCCAGTAGAAGACCCTCAAGCGCTGCGTAACCCAAGGAAAGACACAACGTATGTGACTTCGGGTAATAATGTGAATGGGTTTCCTGCTGGCGGTTCACGGGACATTCAGTGGGGATGGGCTCCGGCAGGTGGAGCAAGTTTGTTTGATTCGGTTTTAACTCCCAATTATTTGGTTGGGGTTACAAGTGTTGGCACAGTAACGGTTTCATAGGAGTCCATGATGGCTAAAGAAAGTATGAAGATGGATATGGCGCAAGATAAGGCCATGATTAAAAAAGCGTTCAAGCAGCACGATGCTCAAGAACACAAAGGTGGTAAGGGTACAACCCTGAAGCTTAAAAAAGGTGGCCCTACTACGGATGACCGTATGCGTATGGGTCGTAATATGTCCCGCGCGGCTAACCAAAAAACGGGGTAAATCATGGCATACACAATGAAAAAGGGCGGCAAAGAAATTGGTTCTGCTGCCGTTTATGCGCAACCGCATACGATGGCTGGCAAGGCCATGAGTATTGCTACTAACCCCGGCAAAGAGCCAAACCGTAGCAAGTTAGATGCTTACGATGTAAGCATCGGCGCTATCAGCAAATCTGCTGGTAACGAGCCAATTAAGACTGACGGTATCAAAATACGCGGTACTGGGTGTGCCACCAAAGGCGTGATGGCAAGAGGCCCGATGGCATGAACTACGCTGCGCTTGTAGTTGCGATTTCCGATTACACGGAGAACACCTTTCAAACGGTGGATGTAAACCTGTTCATTACACAGGCAGAGCAGCGCATCTACAACTCAATGCAGTTCCCCTCGTTGCGCAAAAACGTGACGGGGACAATTACTGCTAGCAATAAGTACTTATCTTGCCCAAATGACTTTTTAGCCCCGTATTCTTTAGCAGTGTTTCCTTATGGCGGCGGGGAATATACGTATCTTTTAAACAAAGATGTGAACTTTATACGCGAGGCATACCCAAGCCCGACAAGCACGGGGACTCCAAAGTACTACGCTTTGTTTGGCCCCACAGTAGCAAGTTCTACGATTTCCAACGAGTTGAGTTTTATCCTTGGCCCAACGCCAGACACCACTTACTCCGCAGAACTTCATTACTACTACTATCCTGAGTCAATCACCACCGCGTCCAGTGGTCAAACTTGGTTAGGCGATAACTTTGATTCGGTGTTGTTATACGGGTCTTTAGTAGAAGCCTATACCTATATGAAGGGTGAGCAGGACATGATGGCTATGTACAATCAAAAGTACATGGAAGCAGTTGTTCTAGCTAAACGCTTGGCAGATGGTATGGAGCGTCAGGACGCTTATCGTAGTGGTCAATTTAGACAGGCCGTGAAATGAGTATCGTCCAAACCCAGACCACCAGCTTCAAGAAGGAGTTGTATCAGGCTGTCCACGACTTGTCCACGGACACGATTAAGATCGCTTTGTACACGGGTAATGCTGACTTGAATGAGGCCACCACTGTTTACAGCAGCACCAATGAGGTTGTTGCTTCTGGGTATACGGCTGGCGGGCAGGTTATGACTGGGGTATCTATCAGCTCATCCGGCTATGTGGCCTATGCAAATTGGAACAATGTGTCTTGGACATCATCTTTGACCGCTCGGTGTGCTTTGATTTATAACGCATCCAAAGGTAACAAGTCTGTAGCGGTTTTGGACTTCGGGTCTGACAAAACATCTACTGGCACGTTTACAATCACCATGCCTGCAAACACCTCAACAACTGCGCTTATCAGGAGTTCAAATTGATAGTCACTACCACTAAAGGCGAGATGGACGATTCCTTGCTTGAAAAGCGGGAAGGCACAGTTGACAATGAGAATGAACTGACAACGTGGGTTGAGTACTGGCTGGATGGCGAGTTGGTTCACCGATCAGCGCATGTTACGTTGAAGAAAATACCCACCTTTGCTGGTGGCGCGGCAGCATCTTTTTAAGGAAATATCATGGCGAACACACAGAGCATGGCTACTTCGTTCCTCGGGGAACTGATGACTGCTACCCACAATTTTGGCGCTTCTCCCATCCGCGCAGCAAGCACTGCTGATACGTTTAAAGCGGCCTTGTACTTGGCGTCTGCTACGATTAATGCTGCTACCACTGTGTACTCTACTACTGGTGAAGTTACTGGTACAAACTACACTGCTGGCGGCGTAACCATAACAAACGCAACGGCTCCTACTTCTACCAACTCGTCTGCAACGGCGGGCGTAGGTTATTGGACTCCATCAGCCTCGTTTGTATATACAACCGTTACCTTGTCTACGGCGTTTGATTGTGTTTTGGTATATAACTCTACTCAGAGTAACAAGGCAGTTAGCGTACATACATTCGGCTCCCAGACCATTACTGCTGGGACGTTTACATTGACAATGCCTTCCAATACCACTACGACTGCTTTGTTGCGTTTGGCAACAACTTAATAGCGGGGCGCGGCATAAAGCCGTGTAGGCCATGTTTGGTATAACCCCATTTGCTGGAGCGCCTTTTAGCGCTACTGGTGACACTACCGTAGCCCCTGCCGCTGGAACATGGGGCTATTCCACTTGGGGAAGCAATGCATGGGGTGGGCCGCAAGATAAAAGTGTTGCGATAACGGGGGTAGAGACATCTGGAGTAGTTGGCACCCTAGTTCCAAACAATACGGACGCAGAGACCGGGGATGCAGCAACTGGTAAT